TGATCCGGCGTGACAACCGAAACCGGATGCGCGTCGCGGTTCCGGAACACCAATTGCCCGTCCCGCTCAGCGACATCCACCCCCGACGCCAGCAACAAAGGCTGCAGCGCCGAGCGTGCGTCCTCGCCCCCCTCAAGCCGATAACCCCGCACAAGGCCATAAAGCTCGGACACGTCGACGTCTGTCACTCCGACCCCGGCACAGACCTCTGCGACCACACCCGCCAATGACCGCGACGACACCCGCCCCGAAAGCCAATGCCCCCGGGCATAGTTCTCGCCATCACTCCAAAGCGCGGAATTGCCCGGAAAATGAGGAAACGGCCGCGTGTCCCATGCCCACACAAACATCCGGTCCGGATCGACCATCTGCCCCTGATACAACGTCGCCTCCGGATTGTTCGCCGGATCCCGCCAAAACTCCGCCATTGCCCGCAGATACTGCATCTGGATCAGATCATCCCGCGCCCCGTTCGAGTATTTCGGCAGCGCGCTTTCCGACGACTTCGCATCCAGAAACTTGTTCGGCTGGTTCGTCGCCTTGTCCATCGCGGCGCAACCGATTTCCGTGAACCAGACCGGCTTTGAGCCCGGAATCCAATCGCTAGACTGCGCATCCCGCGCCCCGCCTATACGGTTATGATGCGCCTGCGACCACCACGACCGCACATCCTTGAAACGATAGACCCACGGCTCTCCGTAAGCCCCGTCTTCAATTGGCGAACGTATCTGCAATTCCTCAGACGCGGCGTTCTTGTAAAACCAGTCAAACCCCTCACCCCCGGCGATATTTGCCTTGAGGTATTCAGGATTGTGAACCGACCGCCACGCACTGTCGGCATGGCTATCCCCATCCCGCCAGTCACTCAGCGGCATGTAGTTATCGATCCCGATGAAATCGATGTCCGCGTCCGCCCACAGGGGATCAAGATGGAAAAACACATCCCCCGACCCATCCAGCGGATGGTATCCGAAATACTCCGACCAGTCCGCCGCATAGCCTATCTTCACATCCGGCCCCAGAATCGCGCGCACTTCACCAGCCAAGGCGACCAACTCTGCAACCGCAGGAAAAGCATCCCCAGCCCCGCGTATCTGCGTCAGCCCGCGCATCTCGGAACCAATGCAAAACGCCTCAACATCCCCCGCGACCGCACAAAGCGTCGCATAGTGCAGAATGAACCGCCGATAGGTGAACCCATCCGTGCCGGTGAAAAGAACCCTGTCACCATCCACCACAAAATCAGCAGCGTCAGCGGTTCCAAAGAACGCAGCGACCTCATCCTCAGCCGCCTCCGTTCCATCCACAGACCCGCTTAAACCCGGCGCCAGAGACGTCGTTATCCGCCCACGCCAAGGCAATTCCGGCTGCCCCACCGCGCCCGTCCAGGGATCAACCAAATCGTTCCCGGCAAGCTGCTCCATCAGGATGAACGGGTAAAACATCACCGACTGCCCGGCCTTCGACGCCCCGCGGATCGCCTCAATCACCGAAACGTCCGACGGCGTGCCCCCGTAAACCGGTCGCGCGTCCTCAAACGGCACCACAGCCGCATCGGTCCGCGAAATCCCCGACACCTCCCAGGGCATCCCCTCGCCATCCCTTTCGACCTGCTCGACCTTGGGGCGAACCTCGCAAGCCCCACACCGCAAATCGCTGCCAAACCAAGACACAACCAAAGACGCCGCCCCGCAGTCCGGCAACTCCTCAGTCAATGCATCCAGCGAGGTGCGAAAATCCGTCTCCCCAGACGGCGAGTTCACATTCGCAGACCGGCTCCGTCCCTGCCCTTCATCGAAATGCACGGGCGTGGTGGCCAGGGCATACTCACCCGTCCCCGGGATCATCGCGACGGCCCGCACATGCTCGGCCGGATCACCCGCACCCGTGCGCATCACTTCAAACGTAAACTGCGGCACGCGGTTACCGAACGGCGCCAGCTGCAAATCCTCCAGAACCACATACGCCGTCCCGCGATAAGCCGGAACATTGCCCGCGCCTTCAACGGCTTCCATCTTCGGATCCGGCAGCTCCGTATCGCTTCCCGCGTAAACAATCATGTTCAGATCGCTTTTCGAAAGCTCAACCCCATCAGCCCAAATCCGTCCCACCCGCGAGATTTCGCCCTCGCACAGGGCAATCGCCAACGACACCGAATACGAAAAACTCTGCGTCTTCGGCGCACTCGGCGCGCCCTTTCCACCCCCGGATTCGGCGACGGTCTCGATGAAATCGGTCGCCCAGATCACCTGACCCGGCACCCGGATACGCCCGTGCACCTGCGCAATCGGCGTGCCCTCACTGGCCCCCGTCAGACGAAACCGGTCAATTTTGCCGGTCTGCACAGTGCCCGACCCCGCGCCCAGTATTTTGCCGTCAATAACCCGCCCCACGGTCGCGCCAACGGCCCGACCAACTGCGGCCGCCCCGATACCAAGAACCGACCCACCAATGCTCGAGCCCACCGCCGCACCGGCAGCAGAAAGTAAAATCGTGGCCATGGGGCCTCCAAAAATTAGGGGTTTCAGTCAGTCAGAAACAGGGAATGCAAACACACCGTCAATTCGCCGCCGCCACGGCAGCGACAATGCACTCTCAACAACGCCATGCCCCGAATAGGCATGCACAAATCGATCCGGGCCTGCGCAAATCCCAAGGTGCTTTGCCACCGCTCCGCGCCGCATGCGAAACAAGATGACATCGCCCGCCAAAGGCGCGCGGTCCTCGCGCAAAACCAAATGGCGCTCCGCCGCCGCACGCAAAACATCCGTCCTGGACACCTCGTCCCAGTCGCCGGAATAAGCCGGGATGACCTCCGGCTCAGCCCCATACAAGGCCCGCCAAACACCCCGCAAAAGCCCCAGACAATCCGTCCCGGCCCCCTTCGTCGAACCTTGATGTCGATATGGCGTGCCAATCCATGCCCGCGCTTCAGCAACCGCGCGATCCGCGTTCATGACCTGAGACTCCCACCCGAATTCCCACCCGCACGCGTCGGATAAGATACCAGCCAATCTTCACCCGGGATATCAGGAAAGCCCTGAAACCGACTGTAATTGCTGAATTTTACCTTGCACGTCTCCCCGCGCTTATCGCAACCGGCAACCAGTCGAACCCGGTCTCCGGGTGCCAGCCCCGCGCTCAACACATCCCAGGTCTCAATCAACCGCACCTCGGCCACTTGCCGATCCCGCTTGATCAAACCAACGTCTCCGGCCCCGGCCCCGGTCAGAATCTCAATCGCTCCCCGGGTAAACCAGCCATCACTGTGCCCGCTCTCGCTCGCCAGCCGAAACCCGGTCCCACGCTCGATCGAGATCACATCCGCTTCGATCCAAAAGCCCGGATCCGTCAAGTCGACGCCACACCCCGCACTCCCAAGAACCGCCCCGCAATGCCGCTGATACACGCGCCCGCTCGGCTGATTGAGCGCCTCCGCCAATCCGCGCAGCTCGGCGCGAAACGCCCCGCCAGCCCGCTCAATCTCCCCAAGCGAGCCGCGAAACACCAACCGGCGCTCCTCGACGTTCGCCCAGTTCACCGACCAAGCCCGCACCGCCGCCCCATCAAAGCGCCCGGCCTTGATGTCCGCCTCACGGATCGCCGGATCGCTCAACACGCCAACCGCTTCCGAATTGTCCACTGACAACCCCGTTGTCTGCTCCACCGCCCGCGCCGACATTCCCGACGACGCCACAAAGCTGATCCCCTCGAACGCCAAAGGCGCATCGTGATCCGTGAACCCCAGCACAACACCATCGCGCCGTGTCACTGCCCAGGCCCGGCACACGGTCGTCGCACAACTCGCCAGATGCGCCTGAAGCGCCGCCGCGCTCATACCCGCACCTCAATGATCGGCACGTTCGGAATATCACCCGCCTTGAAGCTCTCGACCGAGACCTGAATCGTGTCGATGTCAAACCGAACCGGCACGTCAAACTCGAACCCCGCGGTGATCGTCGCCCCCGGCTCCGGAGCCTCCAAAAACGCTACAAACCCCGTGTCCGTCGCGACCGTAAAGTCCACACCCTCAATCTGCGCGTCCCCCTGCACAGCAACCTTCACACTGCCCAAAACCGGCTTGGAAATGGGGCGCGTATAGGTCTGCAAGCCCGAGCGATAGGTCTTCACCAGCTGAAACGCCGTCTGCGCGCCATCGCCCTCGCCAATCACCTGATCGGACGCCTCGGGCAGTGCCAGAACCGGCCCCGACCGATAATCCGCCCAGTCCTTCCAGCGAAACCCGAACAACTGCCCCCGCCGCGCTTCAAAGAACGCCAGCAGAGCCTCAACATCCGTCAAAGACCGCATGCCCAAGCCTGCGTCATACCGCCGACGCGAATGCGCCCAGGGCGTGTTGCGCTCCTCGAACCCGTTCGCCAGCGTCACGATATCCGTGCGCCGCTCGGGGCCACCGGTCGAGCCGAAGCTCAAGTTCGCCGGAAATCTGATCTCGTGAAATGACATGTGCTAACCCTCTAGCTATTGCGCTGCCCGCGCCCCAGGGCACGGCCCATCTGCGCGGCAATCTGCGTGCGACTGCGCTGAAAACTTGCGGCATCCGGCGTCGAGATGTTCATCACAACCGTCACAGGCCGCCCGCCACCTTCCATCTTCACACCCAGCTTGCCGTCCGAGCCCCGGCTCAAAGGCATGATCGCCTCCGGCCCCGCCTCGCCCATCAATCCGGTGCCGCCCCGCATCGGAAACGCTGTCGGAGACGACACGATCCCGCCGCTCGCAAACGGCGTCACCTTGCCCTGACTGAACGCTCCACCATTCGCGAAAACCCCCGTCACGCTCTGCGCCAAAAGCCCGCCGATTTGGCTTGTCACCGGCTTGATCGCCGCTGAATACGCGGTGTTCACAACCGATCGCGCCACCGTCCCCAGCACATCGCTCGCCCGCATCCCGTCGAACACCAGCCCGTCGAACGCCCTCCTCAGACCCTTCGAAAGCCCCCGCGACAGCGTCTCCGCGTCCTTGCTGGTCTCCTGAAGTGCGTCCTGCATCTTGCTGACTTCGCTCGCAAAGCTGGCCGTCACCGACCCCGCTTCAGCCAAAGTCGCCTCCAGCGCCGCCACCTGTTCTTCAAAGGTGTTCATCTCGTCCATCGCCGTTCTCCCTCACTTCATCCGGAAAGGCCTGCGCCAATTCTTCCAATCGCGCCCGCCCCAAAGGCTTGCCCTGCCCGGACTTGCCCAAAAGGAACGCCAGTTCCGCCGGCGTCAGCCGCCAGAACTCTGCCGGGCGCAGACCAACGCCGCGCCCGGCCTCCATCAATCCAACCCAGTCAAACCGGCTCATGCGTCGGGATAGGCGAAGGCCCGCACCAGTAATTGCCCCGCCAGCCGCGCCGCCTCCGGCGCGCCGCCCTCAATCTCAACCGACAGCAAATCCGACGCATCCCCGCGCCAGCCCCCGCCGCGCAATCCCGCCACGATCAAGGCCAAAACATCGCACGTCGAAAACGCCCCCGTCTCGAACCGTTCCACCAAGGCCACCAGCGAATCCGCCGCCATCGAGGCTTCCAACTCGGCCAAGGCGCCCAGCGTCAGCTTCATCACATGCCGCTTCCCGCCAAACCGGATCGCGACCTCGCCTTCCCAGGGGTTGCCCATCAAAGCGCCGTGAAGCTCAGGGCACCCGCCGAAGCCAGTGAAATCTCATACGTCGCCTCGCCATCGTGCGACCCTGCATATTCCAGCGAAACCACCAGAAACGCCCCCTCGATGATGCCGAAATCCGGGATGATCACCTGAAAGTCCGGCGTCTCACCGTCAAAGAAGATCTGGCGCGCCCGCTCATCGGTCGATGCATCCTTGAACACCCCCGATCCCGAGATCGACGCCGCCTTCACGCCGGAGCCGCCCAAGAGCTCGCGCCACCCGCCCTGACTTTCCAAAGACGTCACATCGACGGTCTCGGCGTTGAACGAAATACGCGTCGCGCGCAGCCCCGCCACGGTTTCAAATTGCCCGGCCCCGGTCAGGTCCAGCTTGATCAACAGGTCTTTGCCTTTTTGTGCGGCCATTGGTTCGATCTCCGAAAATAAGATTGCGTTAGTCGTCTTCCACGATCGCGCGGAAGGTCAGATCAATGCGCCGGGTCTGCCCCGACCGCACACGGCGCGCCCGCGCCCGTTGGAAAGACAGACACACCAGATGCCCCCGATCCAACGTCAAATCAGCGTCGCCCAAAGCGTCCGAAACTGCCCCTGCGACGGCCTTGGCCGTCTCAAAGCCTACCGCGTCCGACACCACCGAGATTAAAACCCGATGTTCGGCCCCCGCGCCTGTCTGAGACGAGCGATCCCGCGCTTCTTCCTCGCCCAGAACCACATACGTCCCCGCGACAGGCCCCGTCGGCACTGCGTCATGCACCGCGCCCCCGATCAGACCCGACAATGCCGCGTCCGCGATCAAATGCTGATAAACCGCGCGCTGAAGCGCACCCGAGACTGCATAACTCATGCCGCAACCTCCTCATCCGCATAGCAAATCAGATACCGCGCATCCGTCGCCTCATCCGCCACCGCCTTGATGAGATAGACCCGACTGCCCTCAACAAACCGCTGCCCGGCCCGTGGCCGCGATGGCGCATCCTGCGGCATCGCACGAAGCGTCACTTTGTAAGGCACCCGCGCGCGCGCAAACCCGTCGCCCCGCTCAAGACGCCCCAAGCGCGCTTCCACTTGCGCCCAATGCGTGCCCAAAACCTGCCAGTCACCGGACCGTCCTCCGGCCCCGTCCCCAACAGCGTCCCGCGCCTCCAACACCAGCTTTCGCGACAACCGGGGCGTCATGCGCCACCCCCAAGCAGCCGCACCGGACGGTGCCGCCTCAGCAATGCCGACACCCCATAGGGCAGCGCCTTGCCGCGCTCGACCAAGGCCCCGCGATGCTCATAGAAATGGGCCGCCATCATCAACACCGCCTGCCCGATATCCGCAGGCACCTTGTCCCAGGTTGCGCCAAACCCGGCTTCAAAGACGATCTCCGCCGTCCCGCCTTGCGGGATCACTGGCAAGGACCAGCCCTTCGCCACCACATGCGGGCGATAATAATCCGGCACCAACCGATACTGCGTGGCCGCCACAATGGTGCGTGCGCCCAGAATGTCCGTAATCGACACCTCATCCACCTGAAACACCGGCGCCACGGGCAGGCTTTGACGCGCAAAGTCGCGCCAGGTCGACAGCGAGTAACTAAATCTGCGCGATAACAACGCCTTACCCGTCTCAGCCTCCACTGCGGCAATCGCCGCGCGCAGGCATGTCACCAAAACCGGATCCTGCAATCCGTCATCGGCAAACCCAACTCCAAGTTGCAGATGGTCTCTGAACTCTGCGACCGGCAGGGCCGCTGCGGCCACCTCGGTCTGCTCAATCAACATCATGACGAGAACTCCGAAAATTCGTCCCTCACATCGGGGATAGACGCGCGTCGACAGACCCCACCGCCCCGAGGGACAAGGCAGCAAGCCCAAAGCGCCGACGCGCCTACGCCAGCGCGGCCCCAAAGCAGGGACCACGCCAACCGTCACATCTTGTTAAGAGATGGCGAACTTCAGCAGCTTGATCGCCGCAAAGTCACTCACGTCCCCGCCCACGCGCTTGGTGGCGTAGAACAGAACGTTCGGCTTGGCCGAGAACGGATCACGCAGGATGCGCAGATCGGGGCGTTCGGCAATCGTGTAGCCCGCGCCAAAATCACCAAAGGCTATCGAGAAGCTCCCCGTGGCGACATCCGGCATGTCCTCCGCAATCAGCACCGGATAGCCCAGAAGACGCGCAGGCTCGCCCGCCGCCAACCCGTCCGACCACAGGAAGCGACCGTCCGCATCCTTGATCTTGCGCACCGCCCCCGCTGTCTTCGAGTTCAGCACAAACGTCCCGTTCGAGCGGTATTTCGCGCCCAGCGCATAGACCAGATCGACAATCGCATCCGCCGGATTGGATACGTTGAAATCGCCGTCCTCACCCGTCGTCACATAGCCGACCGATCCCCAGGCCCAGGTCTCGTTGTCAACGTTCGGATGCGTCAGAAAACCCGTCGGCTTATCGACACCGTCCCCCGACACAAAGGCCGCCGCTTC